AGGTTCTCGCGGTTCCCTTCGGGGTTCATCTGGATCTCTGCGAAGAGATGCGGGAACGGGTGCGGCACGCGGGTTACCGGGTTGGTTTTCAGGAAGAAATAGAAGAAAAGCCAATGGCTCTTTGTCGGGGGGTTGCAGTCGAAATACGCCTTATTTTTCAGGATAGTTTTCTGTGCAAGCCGGGTCAGGGCCGTCTCTACTGCATGGAAACTGATCTGTGATGACTCGTTGAAGTAGATGGTCACATATTCAAGGCCGAGGATCTTCTCGGTCCGCTCCTTGTCATCCAGCCCGCCGATCCAGATCTCGGAACCGTTCGGGAACTTGACAAAATAATCAGTATGATTGAAGATGATCCGGCCTCTCAACTCCGGGAAGCACAGCGCCAGCACTTTGGGGAGTGTGTCCATGAAGATGGCAATCTTCGCATCCCGGAAGTGGAACCGTGTTATCAGGTGCCGTGAACGCGGTGCTCTGCAGGCCCTCACGCAGATTGCCCGGATCAACTCGAACGTTTTCCCACTCCGGCTTCCCCCGTGTGCCAGGATACGGGTATATTCTGATGAGAGGAGTTCCCGGAGTTTCTTCTGATCCGCAGTCATGCAGAACGCGGGCGGCTGCTGGTATTGCACCGGCATGACGGCTGCTGTACTCATAGGTTCGCATCCTCCTTGTCGAAGTGCAGAATCAGGTTGCCCGTCTGTTCTATGTCGTGCTTATCCCGCCAATCTTTCGGCTGCCGGTTTTTGAGCCAGAAGATCATTGATGTGGGATCCGGCGCAATCTCTTTTTCGGTTAATTCCATCCTCGTAGTGCCGTCAGGATTCTTTATTACTTTTTTTTCGGTTATTTTGTACCCACATGCACGTTTATAGAGGCTTACTACTACCTGCTCATCGGAGTGTTTCTTCCCTTCTTTTATGGTAGTTGAAAATTCGGGTTTATCCTTCATCCATAACTTTAGAGAGGATACGCTGATATTGAGAGCATCGGCGATCTGCTCGTTTGTCTTACCCTGCTCTGCCAACTCTTTTACCTGTTGGGGGTGTTTATTCGGGTCAAATAGGGATTTCCGCCCTCTTTTTTTGAGTTTGTCCGACGGTTTCTTTTTGGTCATTATTGATCCTCATTTAAGAAAAGTAAAAAACAGTTATCATTTTATTGTTTGTTCTCAATATTAAACTTTTCCATCATAATTTCAACTTGTTTACCATACTTTAACCCTTTTCGGTCACAGATTGTTTTAAAATCGGAATAAATTTGTTCTGATATTGTAAGGTTTGCATAAACAACATCAGACATTGAGATACTTCCGGAGATCGTTTTTCACATAGATCGCATTACCGAACGAACCGATCAGATCGATTGCCTGTTGTGCAAACACTTTCCAATCTACCTCTTTTGATTCGTCCATATAGTTCAACTTACCCACCTTGTAGAGATCTACAAACTCGTGAGTCTGTCGGATTAATTCAAACGTCTGAACCGGATCGAATACGGGCTCCAGGGATACCCACGTTTTTATTCCGAGTTCGTGGGCGCGTTTCAGGGCGGAAATACGTTCTGATGTTGGTGCGGCACCTGGTTCGTACTTCTGTCTCTGCGTTTCGTTGGTAAATACGAGAGTTGCGGCATAGGTTCCGTACTTGGGGTCCCAGATATCGAAATCCTGCTCTGAACGTTTGCCTCCTTTTGTCAGGACCGTGTAATTGATCTCACAGTTCTGGAACACCTGGATTGCTTGCCGGGTGAGCTTGTGATGGTCGTTGAGCGATTGATACGCGTCACAGGTGAAGCAGAGCAGGACGTTTCTCTGATCTTTGTTCTTCATCATCTCTTCTGCATCATCGCAGAGTTTCCGGAGCAACCCATCCCGTGTTACGCTGCAGTAGAAGGTTTCTGGTTTGGTTCTGGTTGCAGCGGGGGCATAACAGTAGGTGCAGGCGTGGTCGCATCCCCGGTACAGGTTGGCTGCCAGTTCTGCATATTCACGCGCTCTTCCGGCCGGTTCGTAAATAATTTTCATTCTAATTCCCCGGTGAGGTGGTCAATATGAATTTCATTCCCGTTTTCATCGAACAATTCTCCGTGTAGTTGCTCATCGATCAGTGTACGGATTGACCGGGCGGTTGCGAGATTGTCCCGAGCTGAATATTCGACGGCTGCGGCCGGGGATCGTGCATACGCATTGCCGGCGATCCAGTTCTGGTGGTGGGGGTTCCATTCGGCATACGTCCACAGCGTGCCGATTTTTACAAACGCAACCCGGTTGGAATAATACCCCCGGAATTTCCGACCTTTATATTCTCCATCACACTCAATTACAGATCCAATTTTTGGGCTCATTTCCTTCACCAAAAATTAGATTTTCCCGGCAATGCGCCGAAGTTCGTCCTTTTCGGTCTTGCTGGTGTCAATCCGTGCTTTGAGGGCAGTGAGCAGTTCCGTTGCCAGATCACAGGCCACGGCGGCGATTTCGTGATCGTTGGCTTTGCGGTACACGACATCGTATGGGGCTAGGACAATTTCACCCAGTTCGTGCAGGTCGTATGAGCGGCACGATCCGATGTGTTCGTCGACCCGCATGATTTCCCCGGACGGGGTGACACGCAGGGTATCCACATACCCGTGGAAATCGTTGTCGAAAACTACGTGGTCTTCGAGTACTGCAACGATGCTGCCGTACACGGTTCCGATATCTTCGCCGGCCCATACGGTGATTTTTTTCATGCGGAAATTATTCATGACGAAAATTTTTTTCGTGATTTCCCGGAACTTGTCGGCGATCTGTTTTTCGATTTCTGCGATCTGTGCTTCTTCTCCGGCTACAATCCCGGCAACTTTGCAGGCTTCTTTGAGCATGTCTGTGTTTTCTGACATCTTGGTTCTCCTGTAGTTGTTATGCTACATATATATATAGGATATGAGAACCCATAAGTCTTTCTCACGATAATTGGGGTTATTTTAACGATTGGGGCGAGTTATTGGGCTTGTTTGTTTTTATGGATTTTTAAGAGACTTAAAAGTGCGGGGGTGCAAGGGAGGGATAACTATCAGGGTGTTGGGTACGTAAGTGAAAAGGAGCCCGTATTGGGCTTTGATTCTCCGGGAAAATAGGTTCTTTTTGAAATATCGATTATTGGGGTTATTTTAGAGTTTTGGCTGTTTTATGAGGGTTATTAGACCTACCTTTAATTCCACCCTCTTTTTTAGGGCATATGAGTGTATGATCGTGCTGCTTTTCGGGGCTGGAAACAATTGTATCACTGTAGTTTTTCCCACCATCTTTTTTCACAAGTTTCAGATACCAGTATCTGACCGTATTTGCCTCATTCGGGATTGATACGGCTTTTGAAACAGTATAGCCGCATTCGGATTCAATACGTAAGAACAGGGTTTTGATAATATCATCGTAGAAGTGGAAAATTCCAGGTATTATGAAGTTTCTGGGGATCCGTTCCGTTGCGCTGATGATGCGGGGTATTTTTCCGGTTAGTTTTGTGTGCAGGACCAAGCCATCAGTAACAAAAACCGTTATTTCTTTTTGATTCGTCTTTTTAAGTATGGCGAAAAGCAGCACCCAGGGAGTGCCATAATCGTCCAAATCAAAGACATTGAATTTATTTATGTCGTTTTTTCGGATCCATACTTGATTGTTGGCGATCTCACAAAGAGCGGAGTCATGTACTTTGTTTTTATCGAGACCGTGGTATTCCTTAACACCTTCGTAACATCCACGGTAAATAATACCAGAACCGCAAAAACAGTCAAGAATAACGGCATTTTTGGGGAGGTATTTCTTCCGCAAGTAAATTTTCCTTGCGGGGCTGGAATTATCCTTCTTTTGTATAGCTGCGCTCAATGTGGACCCCCTGCAATTGAGAGATTATAGGTTCGATCTGTTTAAGTGTTTCTAATGATGCCCGGATGACAATCCATGTGGGTTTCTCTATGGCGGATTCTACATCAGAATCGTCCAGTAATTCGTCTATGGTCGCGATAGATTCGGAGAATACCATGTCATTAAACTCGTCATTATCAAAACCAGTTAATGAGATGTCAAAATCGTCTTCTTTTAATTCTTTGAGATTCGAAAGGAGTTGATCCATCGCCCAATCTCCCTGTACTTTGTTTAGCGCAATGTTGGCGGCATTTTCTTCACTTGGGGTCAATTCCTTCAGATCGTCGTCGGTAAATGCCCACGAGTAAGCGCCCAACGGGATTATATGCAGTTCAACAATACCTTTATTCTTCAGGGTTTTTAAGCGTTGATGGCCCCCCAATATCTTTTTGGTTCTGCTATTGAATACAATAGGTTCCAGAAATCCGAACTTCTCAATTGATGTGTTAATCTTCTGGAACTCCGGATCCCCGGGTTTCAAATCTTTTCGTGGATTTTTTGAATCTGGTATCAATTCGGTAATTTTTATGCTCTTGAAGTCCATGCTCACTTACTCCGGTCCATCCGCTTCCGTTTCCAGCTCTTTGATCTCATCATCCATAAGTTGTACCTGATCCAACAGTTGCAGCACCTGGAGCCAACAGTTTAACCGGCGCTCTTCCAGTTTCTGGATCCTCCGCTGTCCTTTGCATCCTGCGAGCGTTGGATCTTGGAGTTCGATCATTGATGCCCGCCCGCAGTCATGAGCCGCGAGACCCTCTTGACGGGCACGTTCCCATACCCCGCTTTGGGATTTTGTTGATCGGGGGATGCACCCTGCGAGATTTGAACTCGCGGCCTATACCTCCGCATTGAGAGGTAACGATCTACCTGACTGATCTACGGGTGCAAATTATACTCCCTGTCAGGACCTGGGAGTTGATATTGTTTTTTCGCCACTTCTCGAAGGTGAGATGAGAGAGGACAAATGCCACGATGGAATCAAAGGTGCGTGTGCTGCATGTCGGGTTGGATTAGTCATAGGTTCGGTGCAATGCCTGACAGGGTGGCAATACTTGCCGAGGAGCTGGGGGAGTGGTGATCTCCCATAGTTGCATCCCCACAGGGCACAGCTCACTAAATTGGGGGTGATGGGGGATTACGCTATGCCGGTCACTTTCAGACCGCCATACCCAAAGATGAATGCCGCAACCGTGGGCCACTGGCATTTTACGACGTTGAAAAACATCGCAAAACCCTCATAATACTGGGCTTCGTCCTGCCAGAGCGGGGGGCATTCGGGAACATCTCCGAAGGTCTTTGATCGGAATCCATCATAAGCGCCGCGCCATGAGATGTGCCATTCTCTGTACGTTGACATGAAGCCGCTTGGATCGTCGAGTGTTGCAATTCCAAGCAGACGACCAAGCCATCCGAGCAACTTGCCGAATAGGATCCCGACAAAGAATCCTTCTGCATGTTCACCTGGGCTGTCGTGAGGGTCGTACTCGTAGCG